CTTTGGGCAGAATTTGACGAAAATGGAGTCCTTTTAAATGTTTATGAAGAAGGCTACAAAGGCTATAACGCCGTTCCCTTCGAATTAAAACAAAAGGCTTTACGTTGTCATTCTGTCAAACTTGGGGCTCAGGCTTACCATTCTTTAGTTAAACAAGGCAACCACATCCAAAGCCTCAAAAACTAAATTTATAGAGATTAAGGGCTTTTAAGCCCTTTTTCTTTTATACTGTTCTACAAGATCCGTGCTCTATTAAGTCTGTGACTGATTCAGCAATTAACCTAGGTTCCTTAAATGGTGAATCTATAAGTAAAACTAATGCAAGACCTCGCGGTGATAAGCGCGCAAACGATGTTATCGAGGCTAGACAAAGACGCTTATATAAACACCAATTGGAAGGTTTAACACCTAGGCAGTTAGTTTATGAGCATGCGTCTCGTGAAAGTGTGGCCGTAGCTACTGCCTGGAGAGATTGGCGAGTCGTGCAAGCTTGGAATGAGGAGGATTGGGCAAGGGATCGTGAAAAAATGCTGTCACGACTACAGCAAATGCGCTCCAAACTCTTTCATCAAGCCCTTAAAAAAGGACAATTGCAGACAGCCGCTCAGGTTTTAGATTCTCTCGGACGTGTTCTCGGCGAAGCCGCACCCGAACAAATCGCTATATCTGCGCCTCAATTGTCTATTAAAATTGAGGATAAGGCCCTTTAAAGGACTGACTGTGCCTGACTTTCAGAGATTTTCCAAAATAAATTTTTATAAAAATACCGGCAAATTGTATTAAAAATTATTATACTGTAGTATATCTTAATATTACAGTATACTAAATTATGTTAAGAATTACTACAATATTGTGCTACCTTCGCGATGTTGTACTACAGTAGTAGTACGCAGGCCATCCATACCTGCACCGCTAAGCAAAAATGCTTACTTCAAAAAACCGCAAAGCCGAAATCCTGGCAGCGTATCAATTGTTACACGAAGAAAATTTAAAACTTCGCGACCAATTGGAAAACCGTCACACGGAATTAACGATTGCGGATTATGCAAATGATACAAAACGACGTATCAAAACTCATCAAGTCGAGTTTAACTATTTTGTTGATGATTGCATAAAACTAGCGGAATGGACAAAACGCCAAGCCCGCAAAGTTGAATTACCCAAATTTGTATAAAACATTTTCCCCGCACTACGCGGGGATTTTTTTTTGTCTAATTTTTTGAGGGGGATAATAGGAAAAATAAAAAAGAAATATACATATTCCCTGAACCTACTGATAAACATGGAGATATTTCTACAGTAGTACACTAGGGGGTAGGGGTTGAGTTGATAATCATGTTGACAAGTTGGGCCTTGGAATAATGGGTGTTCGTACCTGCCAGCACTTTCAGTTTCCTCGAAGGAAGCATCAACAAAAACGCCCTAAAACCCTCCTCCTGGGTCGGCGACCTATAAACAAAACCACTACCTAACCAGTCCCGAAACTTTTTAAACATGGGGGGAGTGTTGCAATTACCGCTATTCTGCTACACATGGCCGTAAAAACAGCAGATCCCCTAAGTCTGAGATGGGCACAGGGGGAGGTATTCAAAAACGAGAAACGTTTCCGCGTGTTGGTAGCAGGCCGCCGCTTCGGAAAAAGCTACCTCTCGTGCGTCGAACTACTACGCGGAGCAATAAACCGACCTGGTGAAACTTTCTTCTACTGTGCTCCAACGTATCGAATGGCGAAAGATATCGCCTGGAAAACTTTAAAGAAACTCATCCCCCTCGCCTGGATAAAGAGCAAAAACGAAACCGACCTAAAAGTTGAACTGGTCAACGGTTCCATGATCGAACTAAAAGGAACTGAAAACGCAATGGCCCTACGTGGTCGAAGTCTCGCTGGTGTAGTACTCGACGAAGCCGCCTTCATGGGTTCCGATGTCTGGTTCGAAGTCATCCGACCCGCCTTAGCTGACAAACAAGGATGGGCTCTATTTATTTCCACACCAGATGGAACCGCAAGCTGGTTTTACGACCTATGGTGCTACGTCGCCGAAGACCCAACAAATGATTGGCAACGCTGGAGCTACACCACAATCGAAGGGGGCAACGTCCCACCCGAAGAAGTACAAGCAGCTAGGGCTCAACTTGACGCACGAACCTTCCGCCAAGAATTCGAAGCCAGCTTTGAAAATCTCAGCGGTTTAGTCGCAGTATCCTTCAGCGACGAGAACATTTCCGCCGCCGCCAAAGACATACCCATAATGCCCATCCTCCTGGGGGTGGACTTCAACGTAGATCCAATGTCAGGAATATGCGCCGTAAAAGATAACGACACCCTCTACGTTTTCGACGAAATAATGCTCACAGGCGGAGCAACAACCTGGGACTTCGCCGAAGAAATAACCCGTCGCTACGGCCTGGAACGTCGAATTGTTGCTTGCCCTGACCCAACAGGCGGAGCCCGAAAAACAAGCGGAGTTGGCCTAACCGATCACAACATATTGCGTCGCAGTGGTTTTAACGTATCCAGTCCCAAAGCACCCTGGAAAATACGCGACAAAATAACTGCTGTAAACACTGCATTACTCGACGCAACTGGAGCCCGCCGAACTCTCATCCACCCACGCTGCAAAGAACTAATAAAAAGTTTTCGAACATTAACTTATGCCCCAAACACAGGTTTACCAAACAAAAACTTAGGGGTAGACCACGCTTTTGATGCCTTTGGTTATCTATGTCTTCAACAATTCAACTTGGCAAAACCCGAAACACTCGGTCAAACGAATTACCGAATTTACTGATATATAGAACTGTTAATAAGCGTCATACCAGTTAAACTAATCCCATACCCCTTTTTTATTGATTAGGTCATGGCCTTTTATCGTGGTGAAGAAGGTTCCGTAAAGTTCAAAAACACTGCTGGGACAGTTGCCGCTGTAACTAGCACACGGAGCTGGAATCTATCAGTCAACAAAGATGTTCTTGACTGCACAGCTCAAGGAGCAACTTCACGTAGTTATGTCGGTGGTTTTATCGACGGCAGTGGTTCTGTTGAGGTGCTTTACACAGCAGCCAGTGGAGATGAAACTGCTGAATTCCTCAACGATGTTTTCACCACAGAAGATGATGGAACTGCCAAATTTGAACTGTTCTTAGACACTTCCACTAGCAAAAAACTCACTTTTGATGGGATTGTTACTGGGGCTGAATTTGGTACTTCAATAGGAGATCTTATTGCTGTAACAGTGAATTTCCAGGTGAATGGTGCAATCACTTCTGCTGCTTAATGGAGGCAACTAACTAAAAAGGGGTAAAACCGTGACGTATTCCGTACCAGGCAAAGTACGCACCCATCAAGTCAGTACAACTTTTCAAGGTGGTGCCGACAGTCCTTTCACCAGAACTAGAGCTGTTCTAGATCAGATGAAGGCATGGGAAATCATGAAAGCGGTAACGCTTGGCACGGAATATTTGCGCGATAAATCTGAAGCATTTTTGCCTTTAGAACCCCGCGAAGATTACGAAGCTTATTTATCAAGAGTAAATCGAGCTGTTTTCTCCCCTTATACGCAACGATTAATAAGGGCAGCAGCAGGTTTAGTTCTCCGAAAACCAATTACTGTTACTGGAGACAGCTATTGGACAGAGGTTTTCAATAAAGATGTTGATGGTTGTGGTTCAGATTTAGACGAGTATGCTCGTAGACATCTTATTTGCGCTCTCACTTACGGTCATAGTCATACTTTGGTGGATTTTCCTGCTCCAACTAGCGCACGTTCTTTAGCAGAAGAAAGAGCTGAAAACCGCCGTCCCTACTGGATTGATGTTGATCCATCCAATATTTATGGCTGGAGATTAGATAGAGAGGCTAATTATGGAAATTTAACTCAAGTTCGTATTGCAGAGAAGGCAGTTGTTCCTGAAGGAGAATTTGGAGAAACGGTATTCAATCAAGTTCGTGTAATTGAGCCAGGAAGGTACAGAATTTACCGTCAAAAAGAAGGCGATCAATCAATGTGGGGTAGCGAGACAGATATTGGTGGATTTGAGACTCCTATCACAGCAAAAGACTATGACTTAATCGAAACAGGCGATTTTAGTCTTGGGGAAGTTCCTCTCGTGACCGTTTACACAAATAAAACGGACACACTGACCAGTAAACCGCCGCTTTTGGACATTGCCTACTTAAATTTGTCCCATTTTCAGCGTCAAGCCGACCTAATACACAGTTTGCATGTCGCCTCTCAACCGATGTTGATTCTTGAGGGCTGGGACGATCAGACAAAGGACATGACAATCAGCGTTAATTATGCAATGGCCACTCAGCCAGGCAATAAAGTTTATTATGTCGAGCCAGCATCAACAGCATTTGAAGCACAAGCAGCAGAAATACAAGAATTAGAGAAACAAATGGCATCTTTGGGTATCAGCACCCTTTCACAGCAAAAATTCGTAGCAGAATCAGCAGATGCACGACGCTTGGATCGTGTAGACACAAATTCCATGCTGTCTCTAGTAGCGATGGAAATGGAGCAAAAACTCCAAAAATCGTTCAATTTATCTGCGCAATACCTCGGAATGGAACCTCCGGAAATTAAAATCAACAAAGATTTCGATATTGATCGCTTAATTGGGCAGGATGTAACTGCATTAACCTCATTATTTGAACAAGGTGTACTAGGGAGAGACGAATTCCGACAGATTCTTGTCCAAGGTGAAGTCCTACCGTCTGCCAACGAATTTGATGACTCAGCAGAGTCTTGATATACTACATCTGTAGCTAATTTTTATCATGCCAACTTCAGGCCCAGAAGGTTCAATAGACAAGGTTTTACAACCTGATGGTTCTTATAAATGGGAGGTTGTTGCTCACCCAAGAGCTGAGGAGTTAGACCCTCCCACAAAGAAAGCAGCTCCGAAAGCTAAAGCTTCTAAGCCAAAAACTCCAAAACCTGCTCCCGAAAAATCGGAAACTTTTGACAACGAAGTAGCAGAGTAATGATTGAAGAAAAAGTCATCCAGCCTGAGTCCGTGACTCCTGCTGAACAGCCCGTGGCTGAAACTGATGCAAATCAACAGCCAGCAGCTTCAGATTTGGATGCTCTGAAAGCAGAGTATGAACAGCAAATCGCAGCTCTTCGAGCTGAGAAAGCTGAGACTGACGAGAAATTTAAAGGCATCAAGACTAAACTAGATGACGTCTACAAAAAAGCCGATGCCGAAAGGAAACAAAAGTTGGAAGACCAAGGGCAGTGGAAAGACCTCTGGGAAGAAGCCAACAAAACAGCCCAAAGCCAAAGCCAAGAAATAAGCAATTTAAAAAGTGAATTAGACGATCTGAGACGTTCCAACGAACAAGAATCAACAAGAACAGCGGCTTTAGCAGCTATCAGCAATGCTGGTGCTATTAATGCTGAACAATCTTTAGACCTCCTTCAAGGAAAATTGAAGCGAGATGCTAATGGAAAAGTTGTTGTTTTAAATGGTGGAGTTGAACAAGACATAACTGCATATTTAGCTGGTTTAAAAAATCCTGGTTCTGGATGGGAACACCATTTCAAACCAACTACAGCAGCAGGGATGGGAGCAAAACCAACACCAACATCAAATATCTCCCCAGGCTCGGCAAATCCCTGGAAAGAAGGTAGTATTAACATTACAAGGCAAATGACCCTTGAAAATACCGACCCTGATCTTGCAGCCGTGCTCAAGAGAGAGGCAGGTATTTAGTTAGTTTCCGTGAAGCTAATACCGAGTCTGTGACTTGGACCCCGAAAACCTAAATCCCCTTTTTTGAAATGGCAGCCCCTTTTCAGAATTATTCTGGCGGTGTCCTTCTTGCGGACATTGTAAAAAGGAATAATCTGTCTCGCTATGTAAGTGAGGCAATTAAAGAGCGTA